TGTCGGATCAATACTAAAATCAGCAATGTTTTTAGTCATATCCGCCGTAAAAATTGTATCCTCTGTGCCGACTTCACGCAATGCACCATTGGTAATCATGAATTCATTTCCTTCTTCACCTACTAAATGATATCCAGTTGAATATTCTCCACGTTTTTTACCTTTAGCATAACCATGTTCTTTTAGCCAGTCTAACATTCGGATATTTTGATAATCAGAACCGGTATAGTCATCATCACCAAAAATACCTTCATAGTAATCAGCACGTCTATCCCAAGAAGCATCAATATTATTGGATTTTAATCGATCTACGACTGAATGTTCAGTGTCAAGTGGTTGTGGATAATAATACTTGTACACAAACAAGTCATCATAATTTCCATCATCGCCAGAATCTGAATCGTCTGATTCGTCATAAGAATATGATGGTTCAGGATTAGATTCATAAGATGGGGTAGGAGCAGGAGTAGAGTTATTCGGATTATAACTTCCATCGTCATAATTATTAATTTCCGAATCCAGATTACCACGCATAATAGCAATTAAATCATTAAGTCGTGTAATAATGTCATTAATTGCAAGTGTAATACCACTCACTGTAGAACCAATTCCTTGTACAGTCGTGTTCAAATCTACAACAGGCGTAGCAGAATTCCATACATCTCGCATAGCTTTTGTCAATGGTAGCTCTGTATCCTGACTTAAATTTTCAAGTGTAGAACGAATCGTATCCCTGTTTAAGTTTACAGCATCAGCAACGTCACCAAGTTCCTTATCAATATTATCAATTCTATCGTTAATAAGGTCTTCATATTCGGTCTGCAAATCATCAAGAAGTTTTTCTTGATCAGAAATATACTTATCATATTCAGTTTCAGCAAGGTCTTCCTGCGCTTCCTTTAAATTAACTTCAAGTTGCTGCACTTTTGACTTTGCTTCTTCAGAAGTATCATTCGCATATGCGTTTTTCTGCTTTTCCAGTTCTGTTACCTTATCGGATTTTTCTTGAACACTCTTTTGATAATCATGCAAGTCTTTTTCTGCTTCAAGAGCCTCTTTACGTTTGTCAATTAGTTTGCTTAATGCGTTAGATGCTTTATCGTAGCCATCTTTGATTAAGTCTATAATAGCATTCTTCTCATCGTAAGCAGCTAAAACAGATTCTCTTTGTGCTTCAATATATTCCTGCTTCTTGTCAATAAGAGTTGTATTGGCAGGATCGTTTGCAAGCTCGGCTTCGATTGCAGAAATCTCTTTTGCATAAAAATCGGCTTGCTTCAAATATGCGGCATAGTTTTCACTGTGAATGCCCTGTACAGTCAGACCTTCATTAGTGATTTTTCCGTCATCATCATATAAATCTTTATTCATCTTATCGAGCAAATCAACATAGAACTGACCCTCACTGACAAGATTGGAAATATCATCTTGACCACGCTCAAATATCGTAAAGTTTAAATCACGTAATGAATTACCGACTTCTTGAATATTGACAACGGTATCAACAATTTCTTCATTTACAGATTGAATCTGTTGCAACATGTCATTCCATGCTTCAGAACCTTCCTGAACCAAACCGCTCTGAACAGATTCTTGAAGCTTTGATTGTAATGTATCTCTTTCACTTGTGAGAGTATTAAGAGTATTATTGTACTGTTCAAGTTGTTTTTGATATAATTCAGGTGAAACATAATATCCATGTTTATCAGCAAGATCAATATACTTATCAAGCATTGTAACCGCATGAGAAATAGAAGATGAAATATCTTCAAACTGCGAAACAACATTATCAAACTTTGTCTTTTGTAATTCTTTCAGATTCTGATTTAAATCCTTAATCTTATCATTACAATCCTGTGCCTTGTCATAGAAATCTTGAAACTTATCAATTTGGTCTTGTAGATTTTCGTCATCAATAGTGATAACATCAATTGCACCATTCTTGATAAGGTCTTGATAATATCCATCTAAACCGACAGAATTTGCCAAATCCATATACTTTTCATATGCCTGTTGCTGTAATGAAATCTCATCAGAAACAGATGACAATTCATCTGCTAGTGCCGAATTACGATCACTCCAAGAGGTATATGTATCAAGATTTGAGATTGCGCTTTCAAGCTTCTTAATTTCTCTCTCAATCAGGTCATAATCTTTCGGATTTGTAGTAGAAGAAGAATCTGAGCCTGAATCAGATGAAGATGAGGAATCTGCTCCCAAATCATTCCAATCAAGACCACCTACGGAAGATTCAATCTTATCATAAGCTGCACCTTGTAAATCACTAACAGCCTGATTTGCGACTTTGATAGCAGCTTGAATTTTATTTTTGACATTATTATAAGCACCTATTGCCGGTGCATTACTTTTATTTTCTTCATCAGAAAGATTATGGTCATAAGAATGCGAATCATCTTGTCCACCAACAAAAGTATAGCCACTACCATCAGCATTCTCCATAATCGAACCAAATGCTCCAAATGTTTCAGAAATACCATCAAAATATTCTGCCCACATTGCATTTAATTGATTAATCAGATTAGCCGTAATTTGAGCTTTCGCCTGTTCCATAGAAGTCCAGTTATCAACATCGTTTCCATAGACAGTACCTAAAAGGTCAAACAATTTAGGATAATCGCTGGATAAGAAATTAAGAAAATCTTGATTAGTTTCATTCTCTGAAATGACATGCTTTATAAAATTCTCTTTATCGTTATCGTAGATATCCGCTAATTGATTGTATAACTCTGGAAACTTTTGCTTTAAAGCAGAAATAAATTGGTTGGCAGCTTCTTCTTCGGTGGCAATGTCTGAAATATATTTATTCTTCAGTGTTTCAAGGTCAGGAGTTACTTCTTCAACCAAAGATTTCATTACTGAAATTACTTCAGGGTAATTCTGTTTTATAGAAGCAAAGAAATCTTCATTTGCTTGGTTTTTCTTAACCATTGAATTAATATATTTGCTTTTATCGTCATTATAGATATTTTCAAGGTCTGCAAATAACTCAGCTTCATTTTTTACACCTGTCATGTAATCATAGAGGGCTTCTTTAGCTTCTGGATACTGTTTGATGATTTTCTGCATTGAATCAACGCCGATAACACCGGTGTCTTGAATTTCTTTTTGAATGGTTTTCATTAAATCAGCTCGATTTTTTAAATCGGCTAAGTTAATGCTTGTATCCTTACGGTCTTTGTCATCGGCATCTCTAAGAAGGTCTGTAGGGTCTTTAGTGAAAGAAGAATTGGTATTACTTTCTTTTTTATGTTCATTCCATTTCTGAATAGCTTCATCGGCTCTATTAATACCCTCAGTTACCTTATTAAACTCGTTAATTTCTTCATCAGTATTAATTCCTTCTGTATCAAAGAAATCCTTGATTTTCTGAGAATCATCAAAACCTTTTGAAACTTCCTCGATTTTCTTTTTTGTCTCTTCAAGTTTGGTATTAGCGTCATCAATTCCTTGATCCGCAATTTGTTTAGCACCAAATTTACCACTGAAATGCATAAGACGACCAATTGTTTCAGCCCAATTACCATTGTCATCATAATTCTGGCTATCATCAATTCCTGCAAAAATACCTTGTACGAAAGTATTGCCTACTTGTCGACCTTGAGCATCAATAACAGTTAATTCATCCTCTGTAACCTTCCCATCATTAGCATATGCTTCTTCAAGAATAGAGTTGATATATTCTTCAACAGTATCTTTCGATAAGAATGTACCATCTGGAAGGATAGGAGTAAATGCCACTTCCCAACCATTACCATTAAGTTCTTCTCCGAATCTTTCAGAGCCACCAAATACTGTGTCAATAGAACCTACTTCTGGATCGTAATCCCAACTTGCGAGCGCATCAGTATAAGTCTGTTTGAGTTCATCTGACCAATGAATAATTGTACGTTTATCCATATCAACATTTCCAAATTTGGTTTGGATAGTATTATTTTTAATCTGATCAGCATAATCATCCAATCCCCACTTAGAAATTTTATCATATTCTTTTTGGAGGTTTTCGTTTGCTTCGTTTAATTTTTGTGTCTGTTCGTCAAGCTGTTTGTTGAGAGAGTCTAATTCTTTAGAAGATGAATCTGAGACATCGGATTTGAAACGATTGATTGTATCGTTATAGTATTTGTCAAAAACTTCTTTGTCATCTGGAGCTTCTGTGCTATTATATTCATCAAACATTTTATATAGGTCTAAGAGTCTTTTAACC